GCTAAGACCCTTGGCGAGTTCTTCGCCAAGTCTGCGGGCACTGAACTGGCCTCCATGAAGTCCTCGCCGCGGCTTGTTTCCGCGCCGGAGTTCAAGGCCGCTTCTGACGTGCAGGTCACCGGTACCGTTTTCGGTAACGCCCTGACCAGCATTGACACGAACATCCTGACCGGTGTTCGCCGCCGCCTCACCATTGAGGACCTGCTGGGCTCGGAAACCATCTCCGGTACGGCACTGACCTACTTTGTGGAGAACGCCCTCGTTGAAGGCGCCTTCGCTCTGGTCAACGAAAACGGGCAGAAGCCGCAGCTTCACTTCGGTGATCCCACCGCCGTTACTGAGGCGCTGTCCAAGGTCGCCGGTTTCATCAAGGAATCGGATGAACTCGTTGAGGATCTGCCGTTCCTGAAGTCCGCCATTGACGGCCGTCTCCTGTACCAGCTCAACCTCTTCATCGAGGACCAGCTTCTCAACGGTTCCGGCGCTGCCGGTAACCTGCGTGGCCTGCTGAACCGTACCGGTATCCAGACTGAGGTCCGCGGTTCCACCGCTGCCGGCGACAACGCCCAGGACACCATCTTCCGCGCTATCACGAAGGTGGAAACCGGTTCGGGCCTGACCGCTGACGGCATTGTCATCAGCCCCGCCGATTACCAGACGCTGCGTCTGGCGAAGGACGGCAACGGCCAGTACTTCGGCGGCGGGTTCTTCTCCGGCCAGTACGGCAATGGCGGCATCATGGAGCAGCCGCCGCTGTGGGGCCTGCGCACCGTTGTTACCCCGGCTATCGCCACGGGCACCGTCCTGGTTGGCGCTTTCGGTCAGGCCGGCTCTGTCGTGTCTAAGGGTGGCGTGCGTGTTGACGCTACCAACACTGAGGGCAACGACTTCACCAACAACCGGATCACGGTTCGTGCTGAGCGTCGTCTGGCGCTGGCTGTGCGCCGCCCGGCTGCGTTCGTGAAGACCACCGTCACCGCGGTTGCGTAACCGATTCTGACAAGTAGTGGCGCCGGGCATTAGTCCGGCGCCACTACCCCAGCGGGAAGGCAAAGAATCATGGCTTTGAAGAATTACGAATACAACGGCGGCACTTACCAGTTTGATGACTCTGACGTGCCGGATGGTGCGGTTGAGGTCAAGGCGGCGGCCCCGTCTAACAAGTCGGTGAAGCCCGAGAATAAGGCGGTTGAGGATGGACGTTCCAAGCCTTCTGCCTCAGGCAAGCGCTGACCCTTCCGCGGATAACTTGGCGGCGGCTGAGGCTGCTGTCAGGAAGTATTGCGGCTGGCATATCGCCCCGGTGATTATCGAGGACGTTGTTCTGGATGGTACGGGGACTGGTTCGCTGTTTGTGAAGTCGTTGCGGCTCGTTGATGTTGTCGCGGCTTCCGTTGATGGTGTCCCGGTGGATGTGTCAACGCTGGAATGGTCTGAGGCTGGTTTCCTGCGGACTTCTGGTGTGTGGCCTGACCGGCTGCGTTCGGTTCGCCTGACGATCCAGCATGGCTTTGATGAGATACCCGATGTGGTGGCTATTGTCCGGGCTATCGCTGCCCGCGCCGATGCAGCGCCTACGGGGGTTGTGCGGGAGCAGGCGGGGCTTGTGTCTCTGACGAACTCAGCCACGGCGCCCGGTGTTTCGGGTGGTGTGGTGCTGATGGATCATGAGCGCCGGATGCTGGATGCGTACCGGATCGGGGCGCGGATCTGATGCCGGTTGTGAGCTTCGCCAAAGAGACTCTGGTCCGGCTTCGCGCCGCCAGGGTCAAGGATCACGGGTCATGGGTTGATGACTGGTCTTCGCCGTCTGAGGTGGAGTTGCCGGGCTGGTCTTTGCAGCCTGGGGCGTCCGCTGAGGACTTGCAGAACAGGCAGGGCACCCGTGTTGACTGGACCGCTATCGGCCCCTATGAGGCTGACGTGGCCGCTACTGACAGGATCCGGTTGCCGTCCGGTGATTACTCGGTCATTGGCGAGCCGGAACGGTGGAAGTCGCCGACCGGCCGCGTCAGTTCCACCAAGATCCTGTTGCAAAGGTGGGTTGAGAATGGCTGAGAAGATCCGCATTGACCTGAACTCTGCCGGGATCCAAGAGCTGCTGAAGTCGTCGGGCGTGTTGGCTGATTTGCGGGCACGTGCGGGGCGTATTGCCTCCGCTGCGGGGCCTGGGATGGAAGCCAGTGCGAGGCTCGGCAGGAGCCGCGCACGCGCCTCTGTGGTGACTGCTACACGCAAGGCCATGAAGGCTGAGGCGACGAACCGCGCACTGACGAAGGCGCTTGATGCGGGTAGGGGGTAGCGGGTGCCGCAAACCCTTGAATTTCCTGACATTGAGGACCTGCTTTCGACCTACCTAGGCGATGTCCTGGCCGTCCCTGTTGGGACGCAGGCCGTGGCCGGCACGAAGTTCGTCCGTGTGTTGCGTACTGGCGGGCCGGCGCCTACTAGGGTGACTGATTCTCCGCAGGTGACCGTGGAGGCTTATCACTCGTTGGAGTCTGGCGCTGTCACCCTTTTGGGGCGTGCTAGGCGGGCTTTGGCGGACTTGCCGGGCACTGAGCTTGACGGCTGGGCTGTGAAGTCCGTTGTGGAGCTTGGCGGGCCGGCTAACATTCCTGACCCGAACAGTCAGTTACACCGTTACACCTATTCCGCTGTGGTGCAGATCCGCGGCAAACAACCTATCTAGGAGCAATTGTGAGAATCACTCTCGCCCGTGAGTGGACGGATGCCAACGGCAAGTCCCACAAAGCGGATTCAACCCTGACCGTCCCGGAGCTTACCGGGCGGGAACTTGTACTCGTCGGCGCCGCTCGGGCCGCGGACACTGAGAAGGAGACCGGCAAGTGACTAAGAACCTCGCAAATATCAGGATTTACGGCGATCAGGATTCCGCCGTCTACGTGGGCGACAAGGGAACCACTCTCCCCGTTGACCTTGCCGCTCCGGGCGCTGGCCTGGGTGACCTTGGATGGCTGTCTGAGGACGGCACGGACATCAGCCGCGAAGTGTCGTCCACTGACTTCACTGCGTGGCAGGGCGGCACCATTGTGCGCTCGAAGATCACCGGCACGAAGAACACTCTCAAGGTCACTGCGCTGGAAGAGACGGCCATCTCTCTTGGCCTGTACTACCCCGGCATGACGGCGACGACCACGGGCGGGGTTACTCGGATGAGTGTCCCTGGTGGTTCGAAGTCGAATGAGAAGGCCCTTGTTGTGGACTTCATTGATGACACGGTGACTAAGCGGTATTCGATCCCGCGTGCCGAGGTTACTGGCCTTGGAACGGTGAGCCACAAGAACTCGGATATGACCATGTACGAGTTCACGTTCACGATTTACGGCGATTTCGAGATCATCACGAACAACCCGGCGGCTGCTGCGGCCTAACAAGCTGGCGGGCGGGGTGTTTTTCCGTGGTGGTTTCCCCCGCCCGCCTCACCAAATGAAACCACCACGACCACTCTCTCTGTAAAGGAAACCACCACCAAATGACTGCACCTAAGAAGCCCCAGGATCACCTGCCCGCGAAGTCCGACACGGATTCGCAGATCGTTGAGTTCGATTTCGAGGGCCTGGCCCTTGTAGCGGACGGTGACGCGATCACTGGCGAGGTCATGGAAGCACTCGCCGCCGGGGAGCTGCACACGTTCCTGAAGGCCCTTCTCGGCCCGGACGGCTGGGACAAGATCAAGAAGCTGCCCGTCAGGAAGTACAAGGCGATCCTTGACACCTGGAGCGCGGAGAATCAGGCTGCGGGAAACTCCTAAGCCTCGCGTATTTCCTTCGGGAGTACCGCGGGGCGCTTAGGGCTGATTTCCGGCACTATTACGGCCTGGACCTGCGGGTAGCGCTTGCGGGGAACCTGTTTGATGCGGCGGACTTGGCGGCGAACTTGCCGCCGGGTTCCGCCGTTTTCCGTGAGCATGGTGGCCCGCTGGCATGGACTCAGGCTGAACACCTGCTAGCTGCCCAGGTTCACGCCGCGCAGGTAGCGAACTGGCAGCGCACTAAAGAGGGCCAGAAGGGCAACAACCCACCCAAGCCGATTGAGCCTCCTAAGGGCAGGCATGAGCGCGACGCGGACGCTGCCCGATTGGATGCCCGCGCTCAACGTTTCCTTGCCCGTCAGAAGGCACGACAGCAAGCAATTGAATAGAGGTCACTGTGGCGAACGTCGAACTGGCTACCGCGTATATTTCGCTCGTTCCCACGATGAAAGGCGCACAGGGCGCTATCGCTCGCGAGCTTGGGTCTGTTGACGCGGACGGTATCGGCAAGGGCATGGGCGGGAAGCTGGGCGGGGGCCTTGTGTCCACGTTCAAGGGACTTGTTGGTCCTGCCCTTGCTGTTGCCGGCGGCGCCCTATTTGGTGGGGTGATCGCTGAGGCTGCCCGTGCGTCTGACGCGACGGACAAGTTCAAGGCGACAATGAACTTCGCCGGGATTGACACGTCGGGGATTGACGCGGCGACGAAGGCCGCGAAGGCTTACGCGGATCAGACGGTTTATGACCTGCCGACGATTCAGAACACGATGGCGCAGCTTGCGTCTAACGGCATCACGAATTACACGGACCTGGCCCAGGCTGCGGGTAACTTGAACGCGGTTGCTGGTGGTAACGCGGACACGTTCAAGTCTGTGTCGATGATGCTGACGCAGACGGCCGGCGCTGGGAAGCTCTCAACTGAGAACTGGAACCAGCTTGCGGACGCTATCCCTGGCGCGTCTGGCCCGTTGCAGAAGGCTTTGAAGGAGGCCGGCGCGTACACGGGTAACTTCCGTGACGCGATGGCTGATGGTCAGATCACGGCTGACGAGTTCAACGCTTCCCTTCTGAAGTTGGGCACGGATCCGGTGGCGGTAGAGGCTGCCCGGTCTACAGCAACGTTTGAGGGCGCGATTGGTAACCTTCAGGCGACGATCAACGGCGGGCTCATGTCGGCGTTGGACGCTATCAAGCCTGCCGTCACGGGGGCTATCACGGGGGTGTCTAACGGACTCCAGTTCGTCATTGATAAGACTGGGCAACTGTTCACCGGCCTGAAGGACCTGTTCGGGAAGGGTGACATTACCCCAGCCCTGACTTCGGCCCTGGGTGTTGGCGAGGATTCCCCGGTTATCGCCGGGCTCATGTGGCTGAGCGATAAGTTTTACGCCGGGTACGAGCAGCTCGCTAACTTTGTGGCCGGGTTCAAATTCTCCCCGGCGGACGCTACTCAGCTGTGGGGACAGTTGGACGGGGCTGCACGTCTCGGCGTGGTGGTCAAGGAAAAGATTGAAGGCGTGTTCTTCGGGATCCGCCAGTTCGTTGCCGGGTTCACCATCCCAATGCCAGCGCTGTTGGCGTCCGGTGTGGACACGTCCGGGCTGGTGGGCGTGGGCGCTACGGTGCGGGACATCTTCAACGGGCTGAAGGACGCGGTTACACCGCTCATCCCGTCCCTTGTTGGTTTGTGGGCGTCCGTGTCGCCGCTGGGGACCCTGTTCGCCGCTCTAGGCCCCAGCATTCAGCCGCTCCTGTCCATTCTGGGGTCCTTGCTGGAAGTTGTGGGGTATTCGCTCACGTCCGCGATTCTGGGCGTCACACCTGCGCTTCAGTCGGTCCAGTCGGTCATTGTTGGGGTGTTCATGGACACCCTGGCGACGGCTCTGCCAATCCTGGCTCAGGTGGCGGCGACACTGGGCGCTACCCTCGCGCAACTCATCCCTGTGCTGGTGCCGATCATTGTTCAGGTGGCGGATCTTGCCGCGACACTGGTATCCCAACTGGCGCCAATCTTCATGCAACTGGTTTCGACGGTCCTGCCGATGGTTGCCACCGCCCTGACGGCGGTACTTGGTGCAGTGATCCCGGTTGTTCAGATGATCGCGGGCATGCTAATCCCCACCATTCAGTTCCTCCTGCCGGTTGTCACAACCGTGTTTGGCGTCATCGCCAACATCGTTCAGGCTGCCATGCAGGTTGTCCTGGGCATCATCCAGACGGTAACGGGTATCCTGTCCGGGAACTGGGCTCAGGTGTGGACCGGGCTCGGGAACATCTTCGGCGGCATCTGGAACGTCATCACCGCCGCAATTGGCGGGGCGTTCCAGGTACTCGGTTCGATAGTCGCGTCTGGGCTTTCCATGCTGGCCGGGTTCTTCGCGCCGGGCCTCGCAGCTATCGGGCAGTTCTTCACTGACACGTGGAACAACATCGTCAGTTTCCTCACTGGCGTGTGGAACACGATTGCCGGCGTCGTGGTGGCTGGTGTGTCCATGATCGTTACGCCCATCGTTGCCGGGCTGACGACGGCGTGGAACTTCGTGGTGTCCATCTTCACCGCTGTGGGTAACTTCATCTCCGGGGTGTGGAACTGGATCGTGTCACTCGTGACGAACATCCTGATCGCGTTCTGGCAGACCCACGGCGCCCAGCTCACCGCGATCTGGAACACGGTGGTGAGCATCTTCACTGCGGTGGCTGATTTCATTTCCGGTATCTGGAACGGGATCGTATCCGTTGTCAGCGGCTACGTCGGCGCGGTTGTTAGCACTATCGTCGCGGACTTCAACTTTGTTTGGGGTTTCATTTCCTCGATCTTCAACGCGGTATTCGGGTTCCTGGCGGGGATCTGGAACAGCATTGCCGGGGTAGTTGGCGGTGCTGTCGGTCAGGTGGTTGGTGTCATTAGTTCCGGGTTCGGGGCTGCGTGGGGCTTCATTAGTTCCGTGTTCGGTCAGGTTGCCAGCTTCCTTGGTGGGATCTGGTCAAACATCGTCAACGGCGTGTCCGGGATGATCGGCAACGTCGTGAACGCTCTCGGCGGGCTCGGCTCGAAGATCATGGGTGCCCTTGCCGGTGCGGGTAGTTGGCTGTACGGAATCGGCCGGAACATTGTTGAGGGCCTGATGAACGGCATCCAGTCGTTGGCCGGAACGATTGGCAACTTCTTCCTGTCCCTGATTCCGGGCTGGATTGTTGGCCCGTTCAAGGCTGCCCTGGGTATCGCGTCACCGTCTAAGGTGTTCCGCGGTTTCGGCCGGAACATTGGCGAGGGTGTTGTCCTCGGTATCGGTGACATGCGTTCCGATCTTGAGTCAGCAACTTCCGGGATGGTGACCGTTCCAAGCACGCCGACTTATGGCGCGTCTACTGCTGCCGGTGATTACCGGACGAGTGGCGGGTTCGGCTCAACGTTCAACATTTACGAGACGGACGATCCCATAGCGACGGCTCATGCTGTGTCCCGCCGTCAAACCGCTTTGGCAGTCTAGGAGGCTTCTGTGCCGTACCCAAGCCCGATTACTTACCCGTCCGCGCTGCTCTTTCCGGGGAGCAGCGCGGCGGGGCTTTTCGAGGGTTCGCCGGTTGCCATTGGTGACCTGCTGTTTAACACGGTGGACGCGGATGGGGTGTTCTGGATCCTTGAGAGTTTCAAGGGTTGGGGCTCGCCGGGGTCTACTGCTGAACTAACGCAGCGGGTCCGTGGGAATGGGGCCACGTCTTCTGAGGGGTTCTTGAAGGCGCGTGTGATGACCCTTGAAGGGACTATCGACGCGCCATCGCCTGAACTGTTGTCCGCTGCTGTGGATCAGTTGTCGGCTGCTGTGCGGCTTGACGGTTTCCGGTTGCTGGTGGCTGAGGCTGGCCGGGTTCGGCATTGTGAGGCGAAGCGTCAGGATGAGGTCCTGATTTCGTGGCTGGACGCTTATACGGCGAAGTTCAGCATCCAGGTTGTGGCGAAGGATCCGCGTAAGTTCGGTGACCTTGTTTCAGCCTCGACCCGCCTCCCGTTCTCTGAGGGTGGTCTGGTCCGCCCCTCGACCTGGCCGCGCACCTGGACCGGCGTATCTGGTACTGGGCAAGTCACCATAAACAACCCTGGGAACACGCAGGCGCCGGTGTGGTTGCGGATTGATGGTCCGTTGCCTGCTGGTGGGTGGACGGTGACGCATCAGGGGAAGAAGTCGTCGCTGACGTTCGCAACCGCCCTGTCTCTCGGCAGCGGCGAGTTTGTGACGGTGGACATGGACCGGCGCGAGGTTCTGGCTCAAGGTCAGGCGCCACGTTCTGGCTACGTCACTTCCCGCGGCTGGTTCTCCCTTGATCCTGGCGACAACGTGATTGCCTTCTCAGCCCAGAACTATTCCTCTACTGCATCCCTGACCGTTTCGACTAAGCCAGCTTGGAGCTGATATGACAATCACACTTTTGGCCCCGGATGGGGTTGCGATTACTGCTCAGCAGGAGCGTCAGGCTCGTGCTGCGGGGCATGGTGGCGGGTCTGGGCGGCAGTTGGGTGGCCGGTCGGGTTTCCGTGTCGGCACGCCTTCTACGGTGCTTACCGCGTCTTCTACGACGTGGACGCTTGGCCCGTGCGCGGCGATGCTGGATCCGGGCGCGTCACTTCATCAGGGCATGTATGGGTGGTCTTCGGATGCGAACGTGACTGGTTCGGTGACGGCGGCG